GGATGCACTGTCATTGACACTTGAAGATGACATTACCGGTCTTGCATCTTATGCAGTTCAGGGTCAACTTGAAACTCAACAGCGCTTGATCGGTGCAGACGTTGGTTCATGGTTGAATTCAGCTTCTACCGGTAAGGACTACAAGTTCGCTATGACTATCGAGCAACTTGACGGTAACGAAGGTGTTGTTGAAACTTGGAAGCTTGAAGGTTGCTGGATCGTTTCATCTAACTATGGTGATCTTGATTATAGTTCTTCTGAAGCGGCTACTATCGAATTATCAATTCGTTATGACCATGCACGTCAAGAACTTTCTGGACAAGGTTACGGTACAGCCCTAGAAGGCTTCTTGTAAAATTTAGGAGATTCGAATTATGGCAACACCTATTAAAGATATGTTCGCTTCTGTTCCTGGTGTAAAACAGGATTACAAAGTGGATTGGAAAGAAGATGCTAAAGCAGAATGGAAAGCAGATTGGGTTATACCTGCAGTTCCACCAGCACATCCAGTTCCACCAGCTCCATTAGGAGTTTAAGCTCACAGCTTTTACAAAAGGGATCTTCGGGTCCCTTTTGTTTTGTCTGGTTGAAGCTACCAGAGTAAGACCTGCATTTCCTAATAAATAAAACAATGCATAATAGGATAGACAATGGATATTTCAGGATTACTAGGTAGTACCGGTACTGCGCTTGAAGCTGAAGCGTACAAACAGTTTGGCGCAGCGGTAAACAATCAGGTAGATGGCAAGCTAGCTGGACTGTTTAGTTTGCCAGGGAGTGGTGCTAGCAAGGGAATTGCTGCTTCTGACGCTAGAGCAGATGTAGCTAATGCCAAGCCTCGCACATGGGACACTACAAAATATGCAGCTGCTACGGCCGATTTTAAAGGTGGAAACGATCCCAAGAATAAATTTCTATTTAAAGTCAGATTCAAGATGCACGAAGCCACAGCTCAAAAAGCTTCCAGCTTAGGTGTTAATATTGACGCAATTAGTAGCGACTTGACTTTTGCGGTTAAGCAGATTGATCTACCTAAGGTTGACTTTGAGTACGAAGAAGTCAACATGTATAATTTTAAAACAAAGGTGCTTAAAAGTATTAAGCATCGGGATTTGAATATTATTCTTTATGATGATGTTGGTAACCATGCTTTAGCACTCATCAATGTGTACATGGAAATGTTAAGTCCTATATCGCAGATGAAACAGAATCCCTCGAATAGATTAGAGGATTATGGCTTTGCATTTAATACTGCTTATAGAGGTCTAGACACTGCGGGCCGCGGAACATTACCAGGAAATTCCAAGGATGTGCTGAGTGAATTAATAATAGAGCAATTCTATGTTAACATGTCAACTAATGGAGCGAGTGGGCAATCTATAACAGATATTGTAAAGTTAAATCGGTTTAATTTTATTAACCCGCGCATTCAACAATTCGATATTAGCGATCAAGACCACGAACAGGGTGGAACGTCAAATACAATTTCAATCGTATTTGACTATGACGCGATGCATATCGATGTTAACCAATTAGGCTCATCTTCACAAATTCCATTGCCTAGAGCTGACGTACTTAATAATGTATATCCAACAGCAGGAACAACTTTACGTGGACCAACAACTCAAGCGGGTGCGACTAATAATCCATTCGTTGATATTCTAGCACGCCAGGGACAGCGCATGGTTCAAACTACCGTCGGTGGCCAACTTAATAAAATGCTAGGTGGAATCGGTGGTGGCGCTTTATCAGGTACTGTTAGTAGTATTACTGGTGCTCTGGGTGGGGCTGCTAGTAGAACACTTTCTGGTCTCGGCAGTGGTATTGAACAGGGTATTTCTAAAGGATATGCATCAGTTGTAAATGACAATGCCTCTGTAACAGATACTGCATCCCAAACTGCATCATCAGATCCATTACCATAATGGTTTTTAGAGCACGATTTATTCCTAAAAATGTTGCTAAGTATGTTGGCAACATTGATAAAATATTTGCACGTTCAAGTTGGGAACTTACCGTCATGAAGTTCTTCGATGCGTCATCTGCCGTTAAAAGTTGGGGCAGTGAAGAACAAGTCATTCCTTATTTTAGTCCAGTTGATAGTAAGGTACACGAATACTGGCCAGACTTCTTTGTAGAGTATGTTGATAAAGAAGGGGCAACCATAAAAGAGGTTGTAGAAGTTAAACCTAGACATGAATCAGAAGAAAAATATGCTAAATCGGAACGTTCAAAAGCAGCATTAATTATAAATGAAGCAAAGTGGAAAGCAGCTAATCTTTACTGTGAATCAAGAGGATGGCGATTTAGAGTTATAACAGAACATAGCATTTATCATCAAGGTAAAAAGAAAGAAAAATTAGATGGAAAACCTGCCGCAAACACCGTCAGCTAGACAATCAGTTGACCCTAGATTTAAAAAGTATTCTGGACATAGAATACCTACATTTCGTTCGTCTTGGGAAACTGCATATGCAGGTGCTCTAGACAGATCGCCAAATGTTAGATCGTGGGCTTCAGAACCATTTAGTATCACTTACTATAATCCTATAAAGAAAAAGAATACCCTTTATTGGCCAGACTTTGTTGTTGAGTTTACCAACAGCTTTGTCATGATTGTTGAAATAAAACCACTGAAAGAAGCGCTCCTTGAAAAAGCGCGGACTCTATATGATAGAGCTATGGTTATGCAAAATGCTGCTAAATGGCAAGCAATGCAGGCATTTTGCAAAACACAAGGATGGGGTTTCAAAGTCTATACAGAAAGAGAATTAGCAGGTCTACTAACAAAAAGGTCAACGAATAAACCGAAGACAGCAAGATCAACAGTTAAGCCACGCGGAACTAGAGGTACACGAAAATGAAACCCATGCAACACCCATTAGAATCAGTATTTGGTATGGAAGAAGGTACTATAGATATTGAACAAGAGTACGCAGTTGCTGAGCAAGCTCCTCAAGGGCAGCTTGAGGCAGCTCCTGTCGATCATAAGGATGAAGACGATATTCTGATTGAGAAGCGATTAGATGATGTTTACGAAGTTGCCCTTCAAACATTTCAACAGCAAACTGCATATACCGAGATCATTGAGCCTCGATATGCAGCCAGAAATGCAGAAGTTGCTGCTAATTACTTAAATATAGCTTTAGCAGCAGCGAATAGTCGTGCTAAAGTAAAGTCAGATCGTAAGAGAGCTAATCAGGCATTCGTACCATTCGCCAATGGTGGTAAGACTACGAACAACTTGGTGATTGCAGATCGAAACGACATTCTGAAAATGATTAACATAGACGGTATTACCAAAGAAGTTAAATGATCTCGTTCAAACAGTTTTTATCAGAAGCAGCTATTAAGAATTGGGATGTTAAGAAGACATCCCTAGCTGGAATTATCAAGCTGCTCAATGCACAATATAAAGATGGTCTAAATGCTATTGCAAATGGTTCAGTTTTATATCGTGGTTTTCAGAAAGGTAAGAAGGAAGCTGAAGGGTATAAGATCATTGACACTTCGAGTTCTATTAGAACATCCCGTGATACAAATAATTTGTATCAGCTTTGTATGGATCATTCTTCCGCACTTGCAAATTATCCAAAGAGAAGCAGCTCTTTGATCTGTTGCACTCGTATCTCTGGTGCTGATAGTTTCGGTACTGTTAACGTCATCATACCCATCGACGACACCAAAGTAGCAGTATGTGGCAGTAAGGATCTGTTCGACACTCATATTGAAAGCCCTTACTATACTACCGCCAACGTAGAAAATTTTGGAGAGCATCTCCAGGATGCTCTCACCACTTTGAAATACAAAAGGCTAACCCAATATGCAGATATTACAGCAATAGATGCTTACCTTAAAAATATAAATCCTTCAAGAATTGCTGAAGTGTTTGACTCGAATGGTTTTAACATGGGCGGAATTCAGAAGCTTGTGAATAATTGTGCAGAAGATAAGAAGATGACAGCAATTGCTTCTGCTATTATGACACCTAAATCGTTAGACCTAAAATTGCTTCCATATGGTGGAGTTCTTCCTACCACTGGAGATGGCACTGGTCATGAAATGAATGGCAACGAAGCATGGTTTTCTGGTAAAGCAGTCTCTCTTGATACAGATACCTTCGCTGGCATTCTAATTGAAATGAAAAAGCTTGGTATGCCAATTGGTAAAAAGATTCTAGTTGACATGGACTACTACATGGAAAGAGTTGAAAGAAAAGCTGAAGTGGCAAAGGCAAAGAAATGATAAGCTTTAAAGAATTCATTAGTGAAGCTGTTATTAAGAAGTGGGATCAACGGAGTGCTGGTGTTGACGAAGCAATTGCTCTTCTTAATGCGCACTGTAGAGATGGTCTAAAAGCAATTGACAATGGCGGTATTATTTGGCGCGGTATTGAAAGCAACAAGCTAAAAGAATTTGGAATTTTAGACTCGTCAACTGGTCTACGCACTTCAAAAGATACATCGAATCTTTACCAAGTAATGATGGACGCATCATCCGCAATGAAAGGCTATCCATCTCGTAGCAAGTCTTTCATATGCGCAACATCTTATAAGACTGCAGCAGGGTATGCTTCAGGATATGGTAAGGGTCTTGAAAATGATGTGTATGCATTCATACCATTTGACGGCACTGATATTGCAGTGAGTCCTGAGAGTGATATGTTTCACGTTGACGTTAAAAGTAAATACACCCGCACATTTGGTGGCGTAGACAACTTGAACAGTTATTTTCATGTATGGCTGAGAGATAATTTTAAAATCAAACCCGCTGGTAAGGATTTTAAATATCAAAACATCAAAGAAATTGATACTAAATTAGCACTAATATCTGATAAGAAATTTCTTGCTGCCATTGATAGTGCAAAATGGACATCGGGCCTGTCCAGCACAAAGGAATTCTACGATTTAGTGAATAAGAATCCTAGTAAGAGAATGTCAGCAATCGCATCTTTAGTAATGACCCCTGCTTCCCTTAAGGTAAAACTTATAAGATTTGGTAACAAGCTTCCAGCCGAAAAAGAAGTTTGGTTCTCCGGTAAAGCAGTTGCTATTCGTAAAGACATGATGGATAATATCTTGAAGATAATCAAGAAAGAAAAGAAAGCTGGTGTCCGTGAAGCAGTGAACGACAAAATCTTCTTCACAGACTTCAAGAAAGAAAAAGAAATTCTTGATGGTGAATATAAGCTAGTAGCATCTGCTGGATATGTTGGCTATGGTGCTAAGCCTGGATTCAAGAGCGATCAATTTCGTATCGTAGCAAAGACCGCTAAGGGTGCTGAAGTAGGTTGGGTTAACTTCGAGAAGCATGGTGACCATCTAGAAGCACTTGATCTTTCTATTCAACCAGCGCATAGACGCAAAGGTATTGCTACAGAAATGTATAAGCTTGCTAGAGAATGTGGTAATGACGTAGCACCTTCTAAGCTTCAGACTGGAATGGGTAAGACATTCTGGAATAAGGATCATTCAAAATGAAATTCAAAGACTTTCTAAAAGAGTGGTCTCACACTCCTATAAGCATCAAGCCTTACATGGAGAAGAAAGGATATAAGTTCCTTGGAAAGGGTGTAGATCAATCTGCATACCTTGAACCAAAGACAGGCAAAATCCTAAAGATATTCGGTACCCAGTCTTACAGCAACAATAATAAGAATGGTTATACTGCAGATCATTTGATGTTCAAAGCGTTTGCTAACTACTGCGAAAAGAACAAAGACAACGAATTTCTTCCAAAGTTTGATGGATGGGAAGGTTTCGAATATGGTGGTAAGAAGTTTCTTCAGATTAGAATGGAGAAGTTGCAGAAATTACCAACACAGTTAGGCGATGCTCTTGAAAATCTTGCTAATGATATTGACGCTGCGCATGATAAGTCAGATTTCGTTGACGACATAGTCGCTCACGTACATGAGCTTGACGATGAAGATGAGTCACCTATTCATCTCATGAAGTCACAAGCACTAGAAGTTGAAAAGCTTATGGTCCTTCTAGGTGAATCGCAGTTCAAGCTTTTCTTAAACACTATTGGTAATCTTTCTAAGCTAGCCTATGAAAAAGGTTATACTACAGACCTTCATGGTGGTAATTTTATGCATCGCAATGATGGAATTCCAGTCATCGTTGATCCTTGGGTAGTATAATGATCTCATTTAAACAATTCCTTAATGAAGCTGATCTTCCTGACAATGTCAAGCAGGCATGGGCTTCAAAGACAAGCACTGAAGCTCAAGCTGTGAAATGGTTGATAGCAAACAACCAAGAAGCATTAGCAAATGGTAGTCTAATCTATCGCGGATTTTCTACATGGCTTGATGCAGATTTTACATTCATTGACTCAACCAATGGTAGACGAGTATCAAAAGATTCATCTGGAATGTATCAATCAATGATGGATGCTTCAGAAGCTTTTGCAGGATTTCCATCTAGATCCAATTCCTTTATCTGCACGACTAAAATAGAAACAACAAAAATATATGGAACGCCATATGTTATGTTCCCAAAGAAGAATACTCCAATTGCTATTAGTGAGGTAGATGACTTCTTTAGATCTGAAATATCTGGTGCCGCAGTTAAGATGTTCGGTCCTACCGATATAGAACACTTAAATGCTTCTGTAGCTAGACGATTGAAAGATGGGTTTAACTTGTCTGGCTTCAGAGGAGCATCAGCGGCACAAATTGATGCTATAGTTGATAAGGTTTCTGTTGATGAGTTCATGAAGGAGATGGGAATCATTAACACTAAAGCTGCTCCAGAAATCCTTGCACAGATTAAAGCGCAAGGCAACAAAAACTACTTCACTGCAATGTCTAACGTTATTGCTACCCCATATAATTTCGGTGTTGAGGTAGCAAAATACGGTAAGCTTAAAATGCCATATGATGCTACTGAACTTTGGTTCTCAGGCAAAGCATTGGTAGTTGATTATACACAGCTCCCATCTCTATTAGAAAAATTACCACCAGAAATTAAGGTTGCTAGTAGCATTAAATAAACTATGATCTCATTCAAACAATTTATTTCAGAATCCACAGCAGACAAGGGTATCCTAAAGGCTATCTTTGTTATTGGCATACCTGGATCTGGTAAGTCTTACACCACTGCACAATTGAATGGAGTAGTATCTCCGAAGATTGTGAATACTGACAAAGCTTCAGAGTTTATGTCTGCGAAAATTGATAAGAAGATTAATTCTGAAACATGGGGTGATTTTAGAGACTCTGCCCACCGCATAACAAAGACCATGTTAATGAATTATCTAGACGGTGTATTACCGCTGTTCATCGATGGCACATCTAGTAATTTGAAAAATATCCATAGACGCATTGGTATTCTAAAATCGGTGGGTTATGATATTGGTATCATTAATGTAACTGCATCATTAGAAACGGCGAAGAAGCGAGCGAAGGAACGAGAAGAAAAAATCGGTAGAGCAGTCGACGTATCATTTATTGAAGCTAATTTTAAGAAAAGTGCTGAAAATGCAGCTGAATTAAAAAGTCAAGTCCCATTCTTTAGGGAAGTTAATAATGATTCAGGCGTGCTAGATGATGCTGCTATGAAAAAATTATTCAACGAAGTGCAAGACTTCTATTCTAAGAAAGTATCTAATCTTACTGGCACCCGGGTTCTAGTAGAAATGAATAGCAAGAAAACAAAGTATCTTGCTCCAGAAATAATGTCAAGAAAAGAACTAGAACTTCTTTGCGACGGATGGTATAGAGAATGATCTCCTTCAAACAATTCCTAAATGAAGCATCTAAGTTTGACTTAGAAAAATTCAAGAAAGATTGTGCAGGCTATCTTAGCTTGCTTAAAGGTACACAAGGTAAGAAAATGCTGTATCGTGGCACGCATGAGATGCCTACTGACTTTAAGATCGAAACGTGGAAAGAACGTGACGGTCCAAGAGATTCTTCGTTCACTATGCACGATGGTATAAACGAATACCTTGAAGACAAGTTTGGAGCTAAGGCTCGTGATTGGATGTTCTGCTCTGGTAATCCTAATGAGGCAGCAATCTACAGTCCAAACCGTAAATCAGTATCTGTTATTTTCCCTATCGGCGAATTTGAGTGGCTAGCAGCTACAGATGATGACGCGCGTGATATGACCGGCTTCTATAACAGATGTGGTGGCAAGAAGGATCCTACATATGACAGCCCTGCAATTGAAAAGGGTAATAAACTGGCTGTCGAACTTATGAAACATAAGATGGAAAAATGGAACTGGAAAGATAGTGAAGACATTGTTGGATGTATAAAGTCTGACAATGAAATTATGTTCAGATGCGATGCATTTTATGCATTCAATCACCTTGGCCCCACTGTAGAGAGCCCAGAGTTTCAAGATTTTCTACTGTCAATCTGATCTATATAACTTCCACCTTACATTCGATAAATAAGTTATCGTATTGGAGACACTAATGAAATTAACTCAGCAACTTCTTTCTATTTCAGAAGAATCAGCAGTAGCAAAAGCAGGACAACAGCAAGCAGATTTGCTTAAGGCTCACCAAAAGGCTAAGAAAGTCAGCGCAGACCAAGGTGTTGTTCAGCACGTTAACAAAGACAAAACTACAGGTCGCATTTATGCATCCGATTGGTATGATGACGATGAAACTTTAGCTTCATATAACAATGGCAAGCTTAAGAAAGGTGTCAACGAATCTAAAGAAGGTGATGAAGAAATCACTGGAGAAAAATGCAAGGAAGGTGACATTGTTGCTATCACTGGTAACGTTGAAAACAAGGATGACACTGGCGAAATCGTTAGCTTCGGCAAGGATAAGAAGTTTGTAGTTGTTAAGCTCTTCAAAGACAATAAAGAATATTCATTCCACTCCTCAGACGTTACTAAAGAAGAAGATCAAGATAACGAAAAGCACGATGACTCTGATGAAGACGTGTTTGATAAGGAAGAGCAAGATACATTCTTCGTAGCATTCTACGATGAAGGTGAACACAAGTCTTGGATCGGTGAAGTCTCAAAAGCTGATGGTGGTAAGTGGCATGAGTCAGTTCATAAAGGAACTCCTAACTATCGTTGGGGTACCTCATATATGAGCTACCTTACTCCAGCTCAAGTCATGGAATGGATCCATAAAGACTATCGTCATGGTATGGAGGTTGAAGGCCCTTTCGATACAGCTGAAGAAGCTGAAGAATACGTCAAGCACAATTTTGGTTCGTTAGAAGAGTCCGCCATTATTGAAGCTCAGTCTTATACTGACTTTGATGATTGGAAAGCTGCAGTGTTACATTCGTATCCAGCACAGGCTAAGAAGATTAAGTTCAAGGGCCGCATGGAAGGTGATAAGGATACTATCTCTGCTGAAGTTCCAGGTGAAGACCGTTCATATGGTGTTTGGGATCAAGACAAAGAGAAGGGCGTTGTTCTTTCTGAAGATGCTAGTGATGATATGCTAGCTAAGTTCATGAGCGAGATCAAGGCTGCTAGCATTAAGGCATCACTTCAAAGCGGTGGTAAATTGGAATTCAATGCTGATGACAATGATGCAGTTTGGAATATCTACAGCAAATATATGCAGAAATTCCGCAATGCTGGATGGACTGCAACAAACATTGAACGTTCTCCAGGTAATCCGTCACTTCGTTACCTAAAGCTTCTTAAGCCAGGTATTACTGAAGCTATCAAGCCATCAGAGTTAAAGAAGGCACAAGCTTACTTTGATCGTAATGCTGATGCTGACATGGATTATGAAGACATCATCAACATGCTAACAAGTGAAGACTTCTCAGAAGAAGTTGCTAATGAAATTGCATTAAATGCCGGACGCAAAGCTCCTAAGAAGAAAGTAACTGAAGCTGTTAAGGACATGATTGAAGCACATGGTATCAAGGGTATGTCTCGTACTCCATGGCGCAGAACCTTCAAAGATGAAGATGCTATGGTTGCATGGGCTGAAAAGTTTGATGCTGAAATATATGGCCAACGTGAAACAGATTATGCTGCGCAAATGAAGAAGGACAAGCCGGTCCAGGAAGGCGTCCAAATGTACAGCGTTGCTGATAAGAAGGGATATAACGTTTACACTGGCACCAAAGAAGATGCTGAAAAATATATCAAGAAGAATCCAGGTCTTGGATTAAAGATGTCTCCCATTAAATCTATCAAGGAAGATGTTCACACAGCTGCAGTAGAATGGTTCAAAGCTGAAAAGCCAGAAGAATGCCCTAAATGCAAGAGCTCTGACTTCTATCGCACATCATTCGGTAATACACAGAAGATCGTTTGCTCTAAGTGTGGTCAAGTAGCTGCAAAGAAGGACATCAAAGAAGGTGCATTTGCTGATAAATCAAAAGCTTTAGTAAAGAAGCTAATTGCTCCAGTAAAGGATCCTATCCTAGATCAAATGAAAAGCATTACTGCGGTGGCGCACAAAAGAGCTATTGATGCTCAAAATGCTGAATTTGCTAAGAAGGGAACTGTCCAACGCACCCTTTATAAAGCTAACAACAAAGATCATGAGACTACGTGGACACAGACTGGCAAAAGCGGTAAGCACATGCAGACTGGTGAACACACACAAGAATGGAAAGAGCTAGATAAGAATGGCAAGGCTACTGGTGATCGCGAATGGCGTAATATGGCTGGTGAGTATGTTGGTGAAGGTGCTAGTGCTAATGATCGTCTTCAAGCTCGTGCAAAGGAACTTCTTCCAGTTTTGAAAGGACCTTTCAAGAAGAAAGAATCTGTAGTCGCTCAGTGCGCTGAACTTGCTGCTAAGTATTTCAACAGCGCTGGTCTTCAACATGACTTTGAGATTGACGAATACATCAAAGGTGAAATGAAGAAGCGCGGTATCACCGAAGGTATTGAAGCTGCTATCACTGAAATGTGGGGAGACAGCGATCATGCTCCAGACAAGATGTCTAAGAAGGATGAAAAATCCTATGTTGCTAAGTTGAAAGCACGCAACACTGTCAAGTCTATCGGAAGACCTACTCGCGGAACTGGTAATGCTGGTATGAAGACACCTTATGATCAAGGTAAAGCATCTGCAGAAAAAGGTGAGAAGTATGATAACTTCTACAATCAGCCTGGTGAAGAAGAAGCTTTTAAAGACTACAAGAAAGGTTTTGACAGCGTAAAATCTGTAAAGGAAAGCAAGGAAGATAACATTGCTAAACTTCGTAAGGATTACAAGGATGCTAAGGGCTGGGTGGAGATGGCTAAGAGCGATGTAGAACGTCGTAAGCACCAAGCTACTGTTCAGAAGATCTGGAACCATGCTAAGAACCAATACAAGATTGATCTCGACCGTAAAGATGGTAAGCTTGATGAAGGCTTCTCTCCATTCAAACCAAATGCTCGTGTGAAGATTGTTTCTGGTCCTAAGGATGTAGTTGGTAAAGAAGGAACTATTGGTGAAGTAGTTACAACCAATGGTCAGAAGTCCTACACTGTCGACTATGATCACGACTTCAAGTCTGATAAACCAAACTTCGGTGCTAAGTCTATTCGTCTTCAACCAAAGGACATCAAGCTAATTCGTGATACGAAAGTTAAAGAGTCTAAAGGTGATGGCGAACAGTTAGAAGTTATCAATAAGGCTCATGCTGATGGCGCAGCTAAGAAAGTGTTCTTCACTGGAACATATGAAGAGTGCAAAGAGTTCATGCGCACTCACAAATCATTGAAGATGGATTTAATGTACAAAGAATCAGGAAGACTTGCTTCCTACAAGCTATAAAGGAAAATTATGCTATTACAACAATTAACCCAGATGAAGGCCTTGAAAGAAGGCCAAATGAAGAATGCATTGATGGATGCTATTGACAAGGCTTGCAGTGCTGCTGACATTCCTGATGGTGCTTCATATGAACAAGCTGTTAAGGCTATCGTAAAGCATATCCAGAACGGTAATTCTGTTGCATCAAACACACCAGCATCTGAGCTTGCCGATTATGTTAAGGATAGCTTCCCTAAGGAAGAGTATGTAACTGAAGATGAGTATCAAGACCCATCTCAGCAAGGTGAACCAGCTCCTGCACCACAAGGCGAAGAGCAGCCAGATGCTGATGCCCCAGAAGAAATTGGTAAAGCTGGCGATTATACAGTTTCTCTTGACAAGAAGTCAGAAACTATTACTCTTAAAAAGGGCGATCAAACTATAACAGCAATGCCACTTGTTATTTGGTCACAACTAAAACGTCAGTGAGACAATAATGCCTCAAACAGCGCTCAAGCACTTAGCTAAAAAGGCTGGTATATCTCCTGAAAAAGCAGATCATTACTGGAATAAGGCTAAAGGAATCGTTAAAGCAGAATATCATGTTGACGAGCATGATGGTAAATTTTGGGCGCTTACAATGGGCATCGCTAAAAAGATGATGGGCTTGAAAGAGTCTGTCACTTTTAGACAGTTTTTAGAAGCTGCTGTCACGAGAGAACCAGCATTTGAAATTAAAGGTGCAGAGGAAGCAATGACCATCATTGCTACTCACTGTAAAGATGCTCATTGGATGATGGAAGAAAATAGACCTTTGTACAGAGGACAGAAGAATCTTTCAGACACAATTAGAGCAGCCGGTTATGTAGCAGTAGATACAGCAGCAACAGAACGTAGAAGCGAGAACACCTCTAACTACTACACCATGATACTGGATAATAACCCTGCTATGAAGGGTTTTCCAAAGCGTGCACGTTCGTTCATTGGCTCTACTGATAAGATGACGGCAAGTTCTTTTGCACGATCGTGGGATGATGAGGGTGGAAAAACGTATGCTATGATCCCTTATGATGGTGTGAAGATAGGCGTATGCCCTAGAGGTGACATGTGGAATAACACTGTTGAACTTCTAGATGTTCACCGTGATATCGCAGACATGAATGACTCATTTGAATTTTGCGGGCTTAAGCCTACACTAGAGAGTTTCAAAGAGTTTGACGAAGCACTGCGGGATGGTGATGAGAATGCGCTAAAGCGTTTCAAAAAGATCTTTCATAATGCATTCACTGAAGGTAAAACAGACGACTTCTTAAATAATGTGTGGTATGCGTATAGACCTAGTGTGTTAGGTCTAACTGCTTGCACTACAAAAACCTTACCACATGAGCTTCGCAATAAAGAAGTATGGGTAGGTGGCAAAGTATTATTAGTTGACTTAAGAGTTTGGACAGAATTAGTAGAGCAATTTAAACCATGATAACATTTAAACAATTCATAGCTGAAGGCGCCGTGGACAAACTTCCAGAGTTTGAAAAAGTTAAAACAAAAGCTGCTGTTAAGATGCTCAATGAGCATTGCAAGGATGCTCTTTGGATGCTCTATGAAAACAAACCGTTGTATCGTGGTGAAAAAGGATTGCCTAAGGGAATTGCTAGTGCAGGATTTGTGAGTGTTGACCCTTCTAAGACAGAAAGAGAAAGTCAGAACACATCCAATTACTACACTATGATCTTGGACAATCACCCAGATAGAAAAGATTTTCCAAAGCGCTCACGTTCGTTTATTGGTACAAGAGATAAAAGTAATGCAGAATCTTACACGGGCTGGTCTGGTGGTGGAGCTGCATTTGTTATGATCCCATATGATGGCGTAAAAATTGGTGTTGTTGGTAGAGATGATATGTGGGATACCCGAATTTCTATGTTTGGTATGAGTGACGACATCGCTTATTTTAATCGCAAGTTTAAGAGCTTAGATTTGAAACCTACTCTTAAAAGCTTTGAAGAGTATGGTAAAAAATTGGCAACTGATCGTGACACTCAGCAGCATTTTAGACGAGTGTTTGATGATGCTTCGTTAATGTCAATGCAGCATTTCATGGATACAATTTGGAAAGCTTATAGTGTTGATAAGACAAAGCACCAAGCATATACAACTAAGACATTCCCGCACGATACCACTGGAGAAGTTTGGGTTGGCGGCCCAGTAGTCTACATTAGTTTAAAAATGTGGGCTGCTATGCGTAAAACAATTACTGGAAAAGACAGCGATTCCAAATACTTTGACTAAATGAAACATATCGTATACTTACATGGGCTAAATTGTAGTCCAACAATCTTTTCCCATCTTCATCACCAACTACCAGAGCATGAACCTATCTTTATTGAATACGATAGCTTCCAATCTGTAGAAGATTCCTATCAATTTATTCTATCCCAGATTAAGCAGAAGAAGGTATCAGTAATTGGTCATTCTTTAGGTGGTGTCTTGGGATTGCTATTAGCATCAAGAGACAATGGAGTTAATGTAGAGCGTCTTGCAACTATCTCATCTCCATTTGGTGGAAGTAAAGCTGCTTTGGGAGCTAGACTTCTATTCCCTAGATTTAAAGTCTTCAAGGATATAGACCCTAAGTCCGAAATCATA